CCAAACAGTTTTCGCAGATTCATTTCGCGCAGACGCTGTGCATTGATGTCTTGGCTAAGGCTGGTGATACAGTGAAACACATAGCCGTGTTCTTCGTGCAGGCGTTTGACATAATACATGGCATCACGCAAGGGCGGCAAAAAGCCAATGGCAGCCGATTCGTTGAACAGTTTGATCAGCTTTTTGCCCTGCTCTCGTCCAATACCGTAACGCACACCAATGTCGTATTCAAGCTCTGCACCGGGCTGACGTTCGTGTCCATGCTGTTCCATCCAGATAGCAAAGGCATACTCCCAGTTACAGAGCACGCCATCGCAATCAACTAGGATCACTTGGTTGGGGTTGTGTTTCTTCATTTTTTTCCACAGTTACTTGATAACCGTTTTCGTTGAACAATCTTGTGATGATGTTTTCGTAGTGTTGCATGTAGTATTGCACAATGGTGTCAAAGTTCTTGGGCACCTGTGTGCCGCCCATTGAGGCTTTGACAACTTGTAACTTTTTAAAGTCCAAGATCACACTGGCAGTTTGTATGTCTGCAGTCTTGAGATTTTTGCTCACAGACATAGCTTCGTCGATTTTGCCATCGGCTTTTTGATAGTAGGTTAAAATTAGATATCTCATTGGGTTTATCTTTTAAAAAATTTAGTCATAATTTCACGGTATTCTTGCTGTGACTGTGCCTTGGGCGCACACAACCCGCAATAGCATCTATTTTTCTTGCATTGTATAACAGGCATGGTATCAGTGTCAATCCACTGTCGAGTCTGTTTCAACAGAGATTTAGTGTCGGCAAGATTTCCAATAGGTGCAATTTCTCCGCTGAAATTCATTTTGCAATCTTTGTTGACAAAAATTTCCCCGTTGATCTGCTTGATGTAAAGAAAATAATGATTTACTGAACAATACCAATCTTTGAATTTATTGGCAACAAAAAATGTCCTTTGTCGACGATTTTGATTTTCACACAGTTGTCTGCCGCCGCAGCATGCTCTTCCTATACTGGCCAAGTCAGTGACGTCAGATTGTGGTAAAATGTTTTGGTGCTGACCCTTGCTGGAATATAGTTTGTTGAACCAAATCACCTGTTGCTGCTGATAGTTGAATTCAACATCCTCTTCTGCATGATCTAGCTGTCGAGACAAATGTTTAATATTGTGTTGATCTAACCAGTCAATCATCTGCTGGCAATCTGCAAATAATTCAGGCTCGGGATGCATTAGCACAACACATTTTTGTCGACGGCCTGCTGACTGAATTGCTAACAAATTTTCCTTAAACAGACTTTTGTTTTTGTTAGTGTTTTCTACATGATAGCTCAAAGTGAACTCGTCAATTAATGGAATCACCTGGCTTAGAATACGCGGACTCACAATAGCATTGGTAGTTGTAGTCACTGTAAGCAACCAACGATCATGATATTGAACACTGCGCTGTCGGACCTCTTGTAGAATGGTTACAATATCAGGATGATGTAAACTTTCTCCTCCATAGACATTAAGCACCACATGTTTCAATGCTTGAGGCTTTGTTGACATATACAAGTCTGCATATTCAAACATGAAATCTATAGTTGATAAACATTGTGCCAGATCGGGATGGTTTGTAGAATTGTCTCTGCCGCCATAAACTCCCGACTCGCAATAGCTACACTGTAGATTGCATTTCATTGTGAGTTCCCAATCCAACAGAAAGGTAATTCTGTTGTTGGGATCAATTACCGGCTCAAGAGATGTTACTGAGTTCAATTAGAGTTGCGCTCAAGTTAATTTCTGGATCAGCAACCATGGTGTTGTTGACTAGCCCGTTGCGTATGATCACAATGGCTTGATCTTGCTGCTCGGCTGTTCGACCAAACAACTCGACGTTGTCATACATCCAGCGAAACACATCTTCTGCTTCTTCGGGACTGGCACTTTGGCACAGTAATTTGCGAGCCTCAAGCACACGACCATGTTTGAACAAGTCCACACAATCCAGCTTCCAATCCCTGGTGCTACGGTCACTTTCACTTGGTGCCGCTAGGCGACCCGATTGTGAGTTGAGTTGCACTAGATTCAAACATTTGCGCAGATCCGGATACGTGGCCTTGACATAGCTGTCTAGTGTGTCTAGATCAAACTCCACACCTTCCGTGACCAACACAGTGGCAGCTCTAGCAGTGAACTCTGTCGAATCAGTTTTGGTGATGTGAAAGCCCTGGCATCGACTGTGCAAGGGCGGAATAATCTTGTTGGGATAGTTGCAGGTAAGAATGAACCGCACACTCTGACTGTAGTCTTCCATCAAGTTGCGCATGGCCGGTTGCACAGAATTGGGATTCAAATAGTCTGCTTCGTCAATCAGCACAACTTTAAACCGGCCAAACGGCATGGTCTGACAGAAACTGATCAGCTTGTCTACCCACTCAATCTTGCGACCTTCTTTAGATCCGTTAGCAAACATAACATCATATTCGTCCACACCCAGCTCATTGATCAACATTTTGGCCAAGGTGGTTTTGCCTGTGCCAGGTGATCCACTTAGGAGCAGATGTGGAATGCTGCCATCCCGGATCCATTGCTGCACTTGTTCACGTTGAGCATCATCCACAAACACATAACCGTCCACAGTGGTTGGACGATATTTTTCTACCCAGAGTTCTTTCATATGTTTTTCAATCCGATTCGACTGTAACCTAATTCAGTTTTTACATCTCGTTGCGATTGTCGCAGTTCTTCATTGTACGCTTGAATTACCAACATTGCAAACTTTTCGGCATTGTCAACGCTTATCCATTTGCCGCTGGTATCAGTGCCAACTCGACACACTAATTCTTGTATGCGTTCATTCATATGATTGTTAAACCAGTTCCTCGACAATGCCCAATCCTTCTGCAAGGATTAGCAGTGATCCTGCTACCAGTAAGTTTCCGCCAATAAGGAAAACTCCAGCAACAATTCGTAATCCGCTTTTGACAAGGCTCACATAAAAGTGGCCGCGACTGGTGTCTCGGGGTTGTATTTCTATCATAGGTTTCCTGTGGGGACACCGCCCCTGATTGTAATCACATTCCAGTTTGATTTCATCTTGACAAGTGGTGCACTTCATTGTGATTGATCTTTTAACACCTTGTATGTTTCAGCAGCAACTACACGTTTACGTAGACTGCTGGAAGAGAATGAATGATCACGACCATTGAATACCAGTTCGATGCCGCGCATGCCACATTCATATTGACCTGAAAATTCTTTGTCGGCATATTCTACGCCTAAAATTCTAACGTCAACTGGGAGGATGAGCAAAAGGTCCACAAGATCCTGCTCTGTGGAATATACCACCACTTCATCAACATAACGACAAGCCGCAAGTTGTATCTGGCGTTCCACAATGCTTTGAACGGGCTTATTTTTAGTGTCTGGACGATCGATAGTGGGGTCGGTCTGTAGTCCGCAAATAAGGTAGTCGCAATGATTTTTTGCCTCCGACAGCATAGCGATGTGACCAGCGTGTAACATGTCAAAAGTCGAGAAGGTGATCCCAACACGTTTGCCTTCTGCTTTGAGCTTTTTGATGTGATTGAAAATCATAATGAGTAATCGTTTAGTGCGGCTCGGAGATTGTCAAGATCCGACTGATCCAAACAAACATCAAATTTCACACGCTCGTCGCTGGTGTCTTTGGCGCCTTCGAACGTTGTGGTAATGCGCAGGTAGGTCATTCCAGGAATTGCTTCCACGGGTTTGATTTCCAAGAAGGTCTGTAGACCACCAGTGTTGCTAATTAGTTTTTTCATTGAGTCGTTTCCAAACAGTGTTTTTATCAAGATCTTCGAGGAATTGTTGTTCTGGGGCAAATGTTGGTGCAGATCTCAAGATCTCGTCTAACTGATATTTTAGCACAAGCAAATCTTGTTTGCAAGTCCAGCCAGTGAAACCGTCGTTGTAAGGGCTGTTTACTTGTGCCGCGCAGGCGTTGATCTGACGCTGGATATTTCCAACGTCCCATTGTTTAACAAAGCCCATGTTAGCCTGTGACAGCGTCAGAAATGGTATCGTCGATGCCTGCAGGTTCTTCGTCTGACACCAACAAGATGTCTTTGTGGTCAATGCGTCGAATAGTATGTTTGCCAGCTTCGTCTTCGATTTCAATGCCCCGTGTCCAGCGACCGTGCGCTACACAAATCCACTGCCCAGGACTGATTTCTTGTTGTTCGGGGCCCACTGCATAGACTTGTCCCCAGCGCGGACGAATTCCGCCGGCTTTGCCGTTGTCGTTGAGCAAAATGATGCCTGAACTAAGTTGCCTTCCTGAAAAATTCATGTCTGATACAATGACATGATCCTTCAGTGGTTTGAATTGATGCTTGTTGAAGCGATGCGGTTCAAATGAAAGTTTCTTTTCCATGTTAGATTTTTCTTACTCCAGCTGCTTTGGCTGCTTCTCTCGGGGTTGGTAATTTGGTTTGTTGCACAGTCTTGGCCTTGGCAATAGCAGCAGCAAGACCGCCCTGCGGAACTTTTGTTTCTTGAACTGTGTTTGTTTCAGGCACCGACTCGGTATCGATTTCTTCGGGCAAGTCTGAAAAATCATCCATGGGATCTACCTTCATCTCTGCAACTTCATTTTTCCGAAGTGCTGCGCTGCTGGTGGCCGGTTTTAGATTTTCAGGCGCAACATGTTTTTTTTGTTGACGTTTGATCTGTTGATTTTTACGATCAATCACACGATTTGCACTGTCCAGTTTGTCTCCACGTGCATTGGCATTCATGTTGCCCACTGCTCTGATGTTTTCATTTTGCAGCATCAGAGCTCCCATGTCTACGACCTTGCCCATGGCTGTTCTATATTGTTTGGTAGTCACAATAGTTTCTCCTTAGTTTGTGTTATTTAACGCAGAAACTCGCTGGGGTCTAAATCATAGAACATGCTGTTGATACGGTGCACACCCAGCAAATACAACACATAACTGGAAACTGAGCTGCCACGGCCCACTCCCCAAATCACGTTGTTTTGTTTCATGATGTCCACAAGATAATGCAAATATTTCAAAAGATCAAATAAATTTCGCTCTTGATACATCATGAGTTCATGACCCACACGTTGCAGTTCTGCATCTGTGCTGCATAGATTCAACACATGTTCGGCAATGTCAATATCTTTGTAATGATCTGGCATGTGCCAGCGGCGTTGTTGTAGGCTGTCCCAGTCCGGCACACTGATATCGCTGTTGTAGGGAAAAGTCCATGTAATCAAACTATCAGGATCTTCTAAAATTTGAGAAACAGCCTCGATGTTCACTGTGGGATCCACTGTGAGTTTCATTTGTGTGACGTCCTGCCCCTGCATGACCAAGTCGCACAGGTCCTGCTCGTCGAAAATCATTTCACCTTTAGTGTTTTGTTTCATTTTGACTTTGATCAAAATTGGCAAATACTACCTGTGCCAAATCGTTGGTTACTTCGACTTGATTCCACGCAAGCTCTTGTTGATTCCATTCACTGTTGACAGTTGTTGCCAATGAGATCACATTGTTACTTTGTGTTTCGTCATCGACCACTATGTCTGAATGTCTTAGACCTGGTTCGTGCCACCAGCCCTGTTCGGGAAAGAGAGCAGTTTGTTCGTTTTCACTGTGAAAGTATTCAACATTGTCACCGATGTCGCTGGAAAACATCAATTCGGTCAGCTTCATACGACCTTCCATGATGGCATTGAGCTTGTAGTATAACGCAATGCCCACAATTTGGTCTACTGGTTCCTGCGGCAGAGTGGTTACATTGAGGCCAATATCAACAAATGATTCGGCTTGATCAGTGTCGGCTTGGCCTACAAAAATTGTGCTGTGAATTTCGTTGAACAAAAAATACTTGATTCTGTCCAATGCAATATTTTGATCCACAGGATCCAGTGTTTGAGTCAGCAAGCTCAAGGTCAACGAATAGTTTCCCATCAGCAAATGCTCTTCAAACCAGGCAGCAGCAGGAAAAGTTATTGAGTATCTTAGTTTAACGTTCATTGGATGTCAATTTTGTCATCGAGATTTTTACCAAGATCACGATTGGCCGCTTGATACGTTTCTTGAAGTCGTTGAGAGTGCTTGGTTTGATAGCTCTCAATTGCCATACGGATTTGATTGCAGAGATGGCCATTGCCCATGTTCTGGGCAATTCTTAGCTTTTGATTGAGTTCAGTAATTTTAGCTCCCAACTCGTCGATCTTTAAATCATCTAAGTTGGGAATTAAGGGATGTTCCATGTATACATTTTACAGCACAACATGGGTGCTGTCAATTAATTAGGCAAACACACAACCGTTGTTGCCGATGCAGAACCATTTTGAGTTGATGTATTGCAGTGTGCAAGCATCACCGATTGCATCAAACGTAATAGTGCCTGTGCCCGAAGTTTTCCAGCCTGCATTGGTAACTGTAATTACCATGTCTCCACTGTCAGCATACATCGCAAACGTTTTGATTTGACCATTTACACCTGCTGCCAATGTGGCTGTTTCGGCTGTGGAAGTTGAGAAGTAGCTGGTAGTCAGAGCCAAATTGGCAGCGGCGCTGGCGGCTAAATCTTCTGCGCTGTTGTTGAACGGTGCAAGTTGTTTGTTGGGATCGACTACGGTAATGGTGCTACCGTTGTCGCTGGTCACAAACTGGAAAAGATATGTGCCAATGGCTGCAAATGTAATCACATTGGTGGATGGATTCAGTCCCTGTATGCCTTGTGCATTGATGCTAACAGCAGACGGCAATGTCAAGGTATGAGCGGTGCTGGCCACAGTGATCTGCACAAACACTATGCCGGTTACACCCACAGCAGGGAAATTGCTGAATGACAAACTAACTGATCCACCAGTGGTCAGTGTTTGAAAATGTCCAGCAGAAAAATCAATGGTTTGACTGCCACTTAGGGTGCCTTTGGAAACTCTAATCAAACCAAAGTCTGCTGCTGTGCCATTATAGACCAGACTTCCCAACATGTCGTTGTTGAGAGTGGTTCCAGTCAGCGCAGATTTAAGAATTGCATTGCTTTGCAGATCTGTGATTTCATCAGCAGCATACTGAAAGTTTGTTTTGGTATTGGTAAAGTTGTCACGGAAACCTTGAGAGTTGTTGTCCTGGCCAGCAACTGGGTAGGTTCCGTCGATGTTGTTTGGGTTAATGTTACTTGACATATTTTATCCTAAAATTGTGCGTTTGGGAAATACAAGATATTTATCGTATTCCTGAGTATTGGAATACATATCTACCGGTGCAATAAATCGCATGCTGTTGTGATCAAACGTGGTTGGTGCATCCGAATAAGAACCAGAAGAATCAGTGACACTGATATCTTCGATTTGATAAATCACTATGGTTGACCCCACAACAGGAGGTATTGTAAAACTCACATAGTTGGGCAAATGACCATAGTTTACTGTGAAATTGGTATTGTAGCTCTGCAACGTTCCATTGACTGTCACAGCAATTATTCCAGTGTTTGGCAGCAAAGTCACAGCAAAATTATGTTGGTTACCATCGCCGGAATAAGTTGTGGACGTCAAAACTTGTCCAGTGGTGTCCAGGCTTGGTGTATCGTATTGATAGCCTTCATACACATCAAATGTTGTTTCTGCTGGGGTAGGCACCCAGGCACCGTAGCTACTGTCGGCCACTGGGTCCCAGTTTTTGCTCAACAATCTATCTAGTTCGTAACGATCAACTTCAAAGTCAATCAAATTCAATCGCTCGCCAAACTTGGTTCTGATATAATAAGCAATCTGATCACCTTTGCCTGGCTTGGCATAGGCCAACACCCACGAAGGAGTAAATCCCAAAACCTGTCCATTGGCTTGTTTCGATGTCATCCACAAAGGCAACACGTTATCAACTTCTCCCACTGTGTCAATTACTTGATCCCGCATGTTGATCAAGCTGTTGGGATAAACAGTGCTGACTTCGGTGCTGTCGTTTTCATTTATGGGATATGGCAACGTTACTTGTTTGCTGACACTTTGTCCTTGATTGTTAAGCAAGTTATCAATTACTCTGCTGTAGACCACTTCGTAAATCACTTGATCTGCGCTGTTTCTGGCCTGTGCAACTCGTATCTCGCCCAGTGTTAAATTTTTCCAATAATGATTTTCGTAAAGACTACTGACGTAATCGGCATAGGTAGCAGCAGTCAGACCAAAGGCATGATTATACACCACTCCAGTAGCTCGTCCAAAGTTTGGATCGTCAGGACGATACAGCAAATCAGGTTTGAAGATGTCAGAGTTTTGTAACAAACTGTCAATGAGTGCACGATCGTTGTCCGGGGGCATGGCCTCAATATACAGATTGTCATAGGGCTCGTTGTAAACACGTTTTACAGTAATGCTGAATGTTTTGCTAGCATTAATCAATCCATTCACACTGAACACTTGAACCACAAACTCATGCTTCATGTCAAAAGTAGTTTCAGTGTCTTGACCAGTGATGCCCAGATCGTTCATTGTGACATCAAATGTTGTGGTTCCTGTGTCCAACGCAAAAGTATTGAAACTTGTGCGACCTGCAATTTCGCCCGATGGCAACAACTGTAGGCCCTGCGGCAATGATGAATTACTGCCACTGAGTAATTGATATTGCAACGGTATTCCTGCTGCATTTTCAGCAGCAACATACAGTGTGCTGGTTGCACCATTGACAATGGTGCCAAGATTGCTGGGAACCAGCCATACGATTTCAGTGTTGACTGGCCCAGTTATGGTAAGACTGTATCGATATTCATTGTAGATCAACGGGTCAATGTCTTTGCTGATTCTCACAGTGAATTCATAGTTCAGTTGATTGGCTCCTAAATTGGGTATATAGCCATACAACCAGCCAGAATTTTGATCCAATACCAGGCCAGGTATGCCTGCACTGTCACCAGCATCGTAGATTATTTCGTAATCAACTTGATCCCCGTCAAGATCTAGTCCGTTGAATCGATAAGCAAACCAATTGTTGTCGCGAACTGTGCCAATGCTGCCTTCTGGGTTGGTAATGATCGGCGGTCTAGATGGTGTGACATCAGCAGTAACAAAAGTATTGTCAGCAGTGATCAGTGTGGTATCTGCTGTGAGACTGTTTTTGCTATAAATGTAGATGCTGAATGTTCTAAGCTGGCTGTAGACTCCATCAGTCAATTCCAAAGTGAATTCGTAGTTTGAATTCACACTCATAGTGCTGAAGTCAAAACTGTATTCATCGTAGCCCTGGCCATCTCTACTGAATCCTGCTGTGACTTCAATGGGACTCAATGGAGTTATAAATCCTGATATCAAACCTGTTCTGGATATAGAAAGTCCCAGTGGGAAATTTCCACCTACCAGTTTCACTGTTGGATTTGCATTGGGATCTGGATCTGTGTATTGAATCTGCAGGCCAGTGACCAGTGTTCCGTCATAGAACTGAGCAATTTGTCCAGCAGGCGTAATAAATTCTGGGGGGTTGGGGCCAGTAACTGTGAGTGTAAATGTTCGATCTCGAATTTTGTCCAACACAAACTGGCCATTGATAAAGTTTGTTGTGTAGGCTCTCACAGTGAATTTGCTGGTTACGTCTTGGCCAACTTCGGTGGGCACACCTTGGATACTGGCCACAGCTTTGGGCACACCAAGAATTAAGCCGTTGTCGGCTATTTGCACTCCAGCGGGCAACTGACCTGCTTGAAGATTAAATCTTATGTGCTGACTAAATTCAGCAGTCATTGATCCTGTTGCAGTGCTGAGTTGTATTGGCGTGGTTGTGAATTCGCTTTCAGTCAACGAAAATTCAGTGCTGTTGTGAACTGCCAACACAAAATATCTAACCAAAGGGCTGATGCCTCCAAATACAGTGCCAGCAAACATAACGTTGAGACCAGCGTATATGCCCTGTGTGCTGTTGCATGTAATTCTGTTGGTAACTCCACTGGTGGCTGTGCACACCACACCAGTGATCAGTGGATCAACTGTGGCCAACATGGCCTGCTGATAAAAAATACCTTCGGCAACAGTGCCTAAACTGCCTGCAGGGGTTATCCACTGTGGTTGAGCCATAGTATTACCAAGGTGTGGTGTCAAATGCCACACGTCTCCAAATTTCACTTGATGTATCAAAATCTGCCACGCAGACGTAAAGATATTGATCGTCAAATGCAATCATACCAGCAGTGTCTCCAGCAGTGCCATCAGGACTTGCAGGGGGAGTATCTTGAACTCTACTGTAGAGTTCTCCGAAATTATCGTTGCATTTAATGTAGGCCGTGCGTATTGCATCGCCCGTGCCGTCGTTGGGTGCTGTTCCTACATTGATTACTTGTAATGCCATATGAAATCCTCTGGCTAGTATTTACCAGAGATTCAAATGGGCAAAGGTGTGTTAGTAAGGGCTAAAACTGCTACCGCAGCCGCACGTGGTCTGTGCTTGCGGGTTGTCAATAGAGAAACTGGAACCCATTAAATCTTCTTTATAATTGATGGTTGCACCTTGCAGATACTGCATGCTCATGCTATCCACCACCACAGGAATATCGGTCAAAACTTCAAAATCGTCTTCGTTGCGGTCTTCGTCGAATGTAAATCCGTAACTCATGCCCGAACATCCACCGCCCTGTACAAAAACTCTCAGCAAGACTTTGGGATTGTTTTCTTCAGCCAACAAGTCTTTTATTTTGGTAATAGCGGATTCAGTTAATGTAATCATAGTCGTTCGTTGCAAACATCCCAGTCAATGACCTTCCAGATATTGTCCAGGTAACGTTCTTTGTCCCACTGATAATCAGTGGCCCAAACATGCTCCCACCAGTCTACTAGCACACAGATATCGGTGCGCACAGCATGGTTGGCTATGGTTTTAATCTCTCCGCCGGTGCTGAGATAGACCCAACCCGAGCCCTGAATCTTCATTGCTGCTTCTTTAAAGGCAATTTTAAAATCTTCGTAGGTTTTAAATTTTTCTTCTATCAACGCAAGAACTGCACCGCGGGGGCGATTGGCACCCTTAGGAGCCCTAAGCTGAGGGAAGAACTTATTATGTAAAAAACTGCCAGCACGATTAAAATCCGCATTGCCTTCTCCTGCATTATAACGCTTGGCATAACCTTTGGCCAAATGCCCATAATGATATTCTAAACTTTCTTTGCTCAACACTGGCTCAAGGTCTCGTTCCCCGTAAGGCAAGGGTGTAGTTTCTAGCTTGGCCGGGCGGGTGCTGGCTTCTACTATGTTTATAAAATCATATATTGATGCGGCGGTGTCCATGTAGATATTTATTTCAATGTCGATAACAGGGCACAAACAATTCTTGATGATTTCTGCACACAGCTTGTCTAAACATTGATTGTATTCTTGACAATTTTTCTATAGTATCTGATCAAATTTTGCTGTGTTTAGTTGTCTGATTTAGGATACCAGCATGTTATCGTCGCCTGGTGATACGTCCTCGACTGAGATCATATGGACTGAATTCCACTTCCACAGTGTCACCTAGCAAAATCTTGATGTTGTTTTGACGCATACGTCCCGAAATAACACCAGTGATCAAGGCATCGGTTGTGTCGAGCTTGACTCTAAACATGGCATTAGGCAGAACATCAACCACAACACCTTCCATCGAAATAGCTTCTTCTTTGGCCATAAGCAAATATTTAGTTGAAATTCAGTTCTGCAATGATCTTCTGAAGTCGATCAAAGCGGAAACTGCGCCACTCCTGCTTTTCAAGATCAAACACCCGGAGGCTGTGTTCGTCAGGTTGCTTGCGTTTCTTGGTTTCCAAGAGTTTTTCCACTGGCACATCCTGGGGCTGTTTATCGTCGGGAATCAGTGTCCAATCCAGGGTGCATTTCATTTCTCGCTCGGTGCCATCGGCCTTGACAAAGCTCACAGTGATTGCGCTTTTTTGTAGCAGACTACGAACCCAGTCTCGAATAATTGCTTTTTGACTGTCGTCAGCTTCTTGATATTGTGTGCCGGGTGCTCCTTTGAGCAGTCGCACAGTTTCTTGTTTGGACCAATCCATGGTTACTTCCATTTTAAAGTTAATGCTGTGTAAAGTTTTTCGCTTATGTCAAAACGACTTCCATCGACGTAATATCGTTGATCTATGTGTTCATACCATTCTTCGTTTGGTTGCTGTCGAATCCACTCCTGTGCAGGCATGGTTAATTTTACTGTATACCAGAATTTTCCGTCAACTCGAGCACTGCCTATATTTTGGATATCGGGTGGAGTAAGTTGTTTTACCATGTGATTCCACATAGAATCAGCTTGTTGTGCGGTCATGACCATTTCAAGCAAAACGCCGTTAACGTTTTTTCATCAGGAATACTCACTGTCATACCAGCAGCCGTTGCACCATTGTCTTGACACCATTGTTGAAGTTCTTCATAATTTTCCGACCAAAATCCAATGTCACTCAACATCAAGATCATATGCTCGCCCAAGGATGTACTCACCAAGGCATCGGCGATCACAAAGCGAGGCTTCATCCCCATTTTAGTTGAAACATTGTGGCATCTGCACTGGACTCAAAAGCAAATTGTTGATAAGGAAAACTAGCAATCCAATAGCCGGTCATTGAGCGTTCGCACCAAATGCAAAGACTCGTCCACGATATCTTTTCTTCATATCCGTTACGAGGCTGCATCACAGTCCAACTTCTCTTCTTTGCTCCGCGAATGGTGCGTGGATTTGTGGCTTTATAAGGAAGATACAAATTACCCACGGCGCATTTTGGAAATAGCCACAGCCTCTTCGTCACTGAAAATGGGCACAGAGTTTGACTTATGCATGGTGCCAATACCCAGCATCTTGGTGCCAGTGTATTGTGGCACTGGTTTGCTGGCAGCAATACCTTCGCCGGTGTTGAGACTGGGAATATGATTGCTGGTAACGCGGCCAACAGGGGCACTGAGTTTGTAAGTCAAAGGCTCAGCAGCCAAGGCTCGCTTGCGTTTACGGTCTTCGGCCTCAACACCCCACTTGACCTGCAGTTCTCGCCAAGAGGCATCTAGTTCGCGAGCTTTGCGTGCCTCGTCGGCGCTGCGAAACTTGACTTTGCCCTTGCGGCGACCGTTGAGACTGAGACTGGGATGATGTAGGTGCATGCTCATTTTCGCAGTAACTCCATGGTGTATTCAGTATCTCGCATGTGGGCAACGGGCTTGATCCAACCGTTGCCCCAGCATTCATACAAAATCTTTTGATATTCTGGCGGACACTTTTCACTGATTTCAAATCCTGCTCGCGGCACTATTTTAATGCCATCGGGGGAGAATGAAAAATCTTTATCTTTTGGGCGTAGAGTTTTATGAGATCCACTGGCTGTAATCTTAATCATGCTTTATTATAGCAGAAACATGATTTTCAGTCAATGTAATACTAAATTACTAGAATTGATCTGGCCAGTCTTTATCACGGTGTCCCTAGTTGTTCGTAGCCATCAAATTGAGTTTTGTATTCGGCTACGTTCCCTAGATACAAATAATGATAACCCAATTGTTTGTAGTAAGCACACTCGTGCTCAATACTGCGTAGTCCTAGTTTTAATTCTGGTTGTTGATAGTTCCAGGCAAATTGAACACTTTCTACATTGTGTTTGTCATAACGACAGCACAGACTCCAGGCCACTATCTCACTGTTGTAGTAGTAAACATGCACATCACTGTCGGGATTACGCAACTGTCCTTCAAAAATTGGCATCGCACTAACAAACTTTTTGTGCTGACAGTATTGTTGATATATTTGATTTAACTGCGCAAATTCTATCTGTTCCGACCACAACGTCGATGGTGAATAACACTGATAGTTTGTTTTTGATAAATTAATTCTGCAAAATTTCATTTTTGTAGCGCCATGACACTACTTGATCCAAGGCTTTGATATTCCAGGTATCGTAATAGCCTTGTGATTTTAATTTGTCGGCAGCCTTATTTAACTTGCTGAGCTCCTGTATCACAAGAAGTCCGCAATGACCAAAATTCATTTTGACACCATTGAGATATTCTGGAGCATGTGGGTGATCGTCTAGTATCACATAATCCTGCGGCATAAGCATGTGA